CCGACGATGAAGCCGGTGGAACTGGTGGAACGCGCGCTGCGCAATTCCAGCCGTCCGGGCAACGTGGTGCTCGACCCCTTCGGCGGTTCCGGCACGACGCTGATTGCCGCCGAGAAGTCCGGGCGCGTTGCGCGCCTGATCGAACTCGACCCGAAGTACGCCGACGTGATCGTGCGGCGTTGGGAGGATTACACCGGCAAGCAGGCCACGCGCGTGACGAGCGCGGCGCAGCCTGCGGAAATTCAGTGAGCCTGCTCGGCGGCGATCTCGTCCAGCATCGCCTGCGCGCGCCGGTCGCCGTGCATCGCAAAACGCAGTTGCTTGATGGCCTGCTCGAAGGAGATGTCCTCGTGGCGATTGTCGATGAACCAGCGCAGGGCGTCGCGTTTGCTTTCGATGGGGGTGGTCTCGTCCATGTTCATGCGGCCTCCAGTTCCGCGTCGATGCCGCTCTGGATCACGAAGCCCGTGAGGTAAGGCAGCCCGCGCGGGATGCCATACTGGCTGCTGGTCGTGCGGCCAATCGTCCAGCCCATCCACTTCTGCGTGGCGGCGTCGATGGCGTCTTGCAGGGTCTTGCCGTCGAAGAGTCCGTTGTGGACTTCGTCCGCGAAGTGGCGTCCGTAGCGGCTGTCGAGGAAGGCGCGGATGGTATCGAAGTCCTCGCCCGTGGCGGTGGCGACGGCGCGCATGGCCAAGGGCCACGCGATGCTGGCGTGTCCGCCCATCGTGCCCCAGAAGCCCCAGCCTTCGTTGCGGGTGGCGGGGATGGTGTTGTTGCTCATTTTCGTGCTCCTTCGTTGGTGCGTTGCGATACTTGTAGTAACGCGCTGTGCGCCGGGGAAGCCAAGCGTTTTCTCGAAGAAAGATGGACTATTTTTCGCCGTGCCTCATTCGCAAATCTCGAAGCTGCCGGGGCCGTTTCCCTCGTCGTCGGACAGCAGCAACAGGGTACGTTTCTGGCCGTTTGGCAGGGTGACGACGAGGCCGTAGAACTCGGCCTCGAAGGCGTCCTCGCAGGGGTCGCTGCGCGCCAGCCCGGTGATGGTGCCGCCCACCAGCGGGCGCAGTTGCTTCAGGTAGAAATCGGTGGCGTGGGTCATGTCCGTCCCTCACTCGACGCGGACGCCGACGTAGCGCCCGTAACTGCCGCCGGATGGATCGACGTAGAGCGTGATGCGGTTGGGCGCGGTGACTTCGACCACGCTGCGCCCGCTGCCTTCGAGGTAGCCGCCGTGCCCGGCCAGCCAGTCCCGATCCACGAGCAGCGCGTTGGTGAAGTCGTCGTATTCGGCGTCGGTCAGTTCCTTGCGGAACTCGATCTCGATGCGCTCCGGCGTGGCGCTTGGGTCGCAGTTGTGAAGGACGTCCGCGAGTTCATAGGGCTTGCGGGCAAAGCGGGCGCGGATAGTGTTGTTCATGGTGTGCTCCGTGGCGGGTGGTGATGGACGTATGAACGCGCTGTTCAAGCAGGAAGCCAAGCTCTTTCTGCTTGGCTTCCTTGTGGTTTCATCACGCCACGCGGTACACGCGCTCGCCACCCTGCGCCTTGTCCGAGGTGATGGTCAGGCCGAGCTTTTTCTTGAACGCTCCGGCGAAGGTGCCGCGCACGGTGTGCGCCTGCCAGCCGGTGGCATCGCAGATTTGATTGATGGTCGCGCCTTCCGGACGCTGGAGCATCCGGATGACCTCGGCCTGCTTACTGTTGTCGCGGGTGCGAGGCGCAGGCTTGTCGCCCTTGGCCCACGTCGCTTCGGCGGCGGTGACGGCGGCGTCCAGTTCGGGATCGGTTCCCGGCAAAGCCTTCGCAGGCTTGCTGCCGGGGCGCGGCATGCCCAGTGCGTCGTAGCCCTCGGCGGCGACGCGCCAGCCTTCGCCATCGGGTGTGATGAAGGCGCGGTTGAACATGCCTTCCAGCACCTTCTTGCGTGCGCCGCCTTTGACGTTGTCGGGGAACCACTCGATCTTGCCGCCGCTGGTGTTGATGGCCTTGGCGAGGATGGCGTGCTGGGCCGGGGTGAGTTGTGTGGTGCTCATGGTCTGCTCCTGTGCAGTGGTTGATTGGGATCGTGATGAACGCGCTGTTCGCGGGTGAAGCCAAGCTCTTTCTGCTCGCACAGGAGCCATCCGAAAAATGATTGAAAAAGGTGCCGATGGGACTCTCGATTCGCGCCTACGCGCGCCACCGTGGCGTCTCCGACGCGGCGGTGCGCAAGGCCATCGCGACTGGTCGCATCACCCCGGAGGCCGACGGAACCGTTGATCCAGAACGCGCCGATGCGGAGTGGGCGCGCAATACCGAAGCGCCGCGCAGCGGCACGCGGACGAAGCCCGTGCGTGTGGCGGTTCCGCCCGAACCCGCGCCTGCGGGCGACGGCCAGGGTGCATTGCCCGCAGGTGGCGCGTCGCTGCTTCAGGCCCGCACCGTCAACGAGGTGGTCAAGGCGCAGACCAACAAGGTGCGGCTGGCGCGGCTCAAGGGCGAACTGGTCGACCGCAATCAGGCCATCGCCCATATCTTCAAGCTGGCGCGCGCCGAACGCGATGCGTGGCTCAACTGGCCTGCGCGCGTGTCGGCGCAGATGGCGGCGCGGTTGGCGGTCGATCCGCACACGATGCACGTCGCGCTGGAGGCCGCCGTGCGCGAGCACTTGCAGGAACTGGGCGATCTGCGCCCGCGCGTGGACTGATGGACATCGACTACGAAGGCGCTGCCGAGATCGCACGCGCGTGGCGCGAAGGCTTGACGCCCGATCCGCTGCTCACCGTGTCGGAATGGTCGGATCGCCACCGGATGCTATCCAGCAAGGCATCCGCCGAGCCGGGACGCTGGCGCACCAGCCGCACGCCGTACCTGAAAGACATCATGGATTGCCTGTCGCCGACCTCGCCGGTCGAGCGCGTGGTGTTCATGAAGGCCGCGCAGCTCGGCGCGACCGAGATGGGATCGAACTGGATCGGCTACGTCATCCACCATGCGCCGGGGCCGATGATGGCCGTGTGGCCGACGGTGGAGATGGCCAAGCGCAACAGCAAGCAACGCATCGATCCGCTGATCGAGGAGTCCGGTGTGCTGGCCGAACTGATCGCACCGGCGCGCTCGCGCGATTCGGGAAACACGATTCTGGCGAAGGAGTTTCGCGGCGGCGTGCTGGTGATGACGGGCGCGAACAGCGCCGTCGGCCTGCGCTCGATGCCGGTGCGGTATCTGTTCTTGGACGAGGTGGACGGCTATCCGCTGGACGTGGAAGGCGAAGGCGATGCGATCTCGCTGGCGGAGGCGCGCACGCGCACCTTCGCGCGGCGAAAAATCTTCATCGTCTCCACGCCAACGATTGCCGGAGCCTCGGCCATCGAGCGCGAATACGAGGCCAGCGACCAGCGCCGCTACTTCCTGCCGTGCCCGCATTGCTCGCACCGGCAGTGGCTGCGCTTCGAGCAGCTGCGCTGGGACAAGGGCGCGCCGGAGACGGCGGCCTACGTCTGCGAATCCTGCGACACCGCGATTGCCGAGCATCACAAGACGTGGATGCTCGAACACGGCGAATGGCGAAAGATGGTCGAGGGCACGGGCAAGACGGCAGGCTTCCACCTGTCCTCGCTCTACAGCCCGGTGGGCTGGCGCTCCTGGCGCGACATCGCCGCCGCATGGGAAGCCGCCGTCAGCAAGGAATCCGGATCAGCGGCGGCAATCAAAACCTTCAAGAACACCGAACTCGGCGAGACGTGGGTCGAGGAAGGCGAAGCGCCCGACTGGCAACGCCTAGTCGAACGCCGCGAGGACTACCGCATCGGCAACGTGCCGCAAGGTGGTCTGCTGCTGGTCGGTGGCGCGGACGTGCAGAAGGATCGCATCGAAGCCTCGATCTGGGCCTTCGGTCGCGGCAAGGAAGCGTGGCTCATCGAGCACCGCGTGCTGATGGGCGACACCGCCCGCGACACGGTGTGGAAAGCGCTGGCTGCGATGCTTGCCGAGCACTGGACGCACGCCTCCGGCGCGTCGATGCCGCTGGCACGTTTCGCCCTGGACACTGGCTTTGCGACGCAGGAAGCCTATGCCTTCGTGCGCGCTTGCCGTGATGCACGGGTGATGCCGGTCAAGGGCGCGGCGCGTGGCGCGGCGCTGATCGGCACGCCGACGGCGGTGGACATGAGCCAAGGCGGCAAGCGGCTGCGCCGGGGCATCAAGGTGTTCACGGTCGCGGTCGGCATCGCCAAGCTGGAGTTCTACAACAACCTGCGCAAGGCGGCCAACGTCGGCGAGGACGGCGTCACCACGACGTTCCCCGCAGGCTTCGTCCACCTGCCCAAGATCGATGCCGAGTTCATCCAGCAGCTCTGCGCCGAGCAGTTGATCACCCGCCGCGACCGCAACGGCTTCCCGGTGCGCGAATGGCAAAAGATGCGCGAGCGCAACGAGGCGCTCGACTGCTACGTCTACGCCCGCGCCGCTGCGGCGGCCGCAGGTCTGGATCGTTTCGAGGAGCGCCACTGGCGCGAACTGGAACGACAACTGGGGATGGCCAGTCCGCCACCCCTGGAGTCACCAATCGAATCACCTGCTGAGGCCACCCCAAGCGGTGGCCTCACTGTTTCTGGCAACCGCAACCCCGGTCGGCGCGTCATCAAAAGCCGCTGGCTGGGCTGAACCACCCACTGACCCAAGGAGCCATCATGAGCCTCACCACCCGTATCGAATCGCTGGTCATCCGCGTCGCGCAGGAATTCAACGACGTGCGCGCCAAAACCGGCAACCTCGCCAACCTGACCACCACCGACAAGTCGAATCTGGTCGCCGCCATCAATGAGTTGCAGGCCGCCGTTGCCGCGTCCGGTGCCATCGACGACGCACAGATCACCACGACCACCACCTATTCGTCGTCCAAGATCGTCGCGCTGCTCGATGCGCTCAAGGCCGAAATCCTGGGTGGTGCCGACGCGGCCTACGACACGCTGGTGGAAATCCAGCAACTGCTGCAAAACGGCACCAGTGGTCTGGATGCGCTGCTCGCCGCCGTCAACAACCGCGTGCGCTTCGATGCCGCGCAGACACTGACCGCCCCCGAGCAGGCGCAGGCGCGCAGCAACATCGGCGCGGTGTCCGCCAGCGACGTGGGTGACACCGATACCGACTTCGTGGCCGTGTTCGAAGGCGCGCTGGTCTGATGAGCCTCGCCACCCGCATCACCGCCTTGGCCAGCCGCATCGGGCTGGAGGTCAAAACCAAGATCGATGCCAGCCATCCCGGCGTGGCCAAGGCGTGGGTGTGCTTCGGATACGTCAGCAATCAGGTGGTGATCCGCGCTGCGCACAACGTCGCCAGCGTCACCCGGCTGGGTACGGGCCGCTACCGCGTGACCTTCGCCAGCGCCATGCACAACGCCAATTACAGCTGGATGGCCGTCGCCCTCAAGACGCCGACCATTCTCGGTCTGCAGCGCCTTGGCATCGTCCGCGCCAGCGGCGACACCCAAACCGCGCAACAGCTCGATGTCAGTTGTGCATCCCCGACGGCGGCGACCGATGCCGACGAAATCAACCTCACGGTGTACCGCTGATGGCCTACACACAAGCCCAACTCGATGCGCTCGAAGCCGCGCTCGCCAAAGGCGAAAAGCGCGTCACCTTCGGCGACAAGACGGTCGAGTACCGCAGCGTGGACGAACTCATGGCGGCCATCGAGGCGGTCAAACGCGACCTGTTCGAGCAGGCCGCCGCCACGGGCCTGTGGCCGGGCGCGCCGCGCCAGATCCGCGTCACCACCGGCAAAGGATTCTGAACATGCAGTGGTTTGACCGGATGCGCCGCCACATCGGTGTGCGCCTGCTCGGTGGCACGCCCATCTACGACGGCATCGGCGGCGGCCGCCGTTCGCTGGCGTGGCAGGTCGGCAACCCCGGCGCGGTGGCGGCACTGGCTTTTACGCAAAACGAGCTGCGCGCCAAAAGCCGCGATCTGGTGCGGCGCAACGCCTGGGCGGCGGCAGGCGTCGAGGCTTTCGTGTCGAATGCCATCGGCACCGGCATCAAGCCGCAGTCGATGGTGGCCGACAACGCACTGCGCGAAGCCATCCACAGCTTGTGGTGGGACTGGTGCGAGGAAGCCGATGCGGCGGAACTGACCGACTTCTATGGCCTGCAGGCGCTGGCCTGCCGGGCGATGCTGGAAGGCGGCGAGTGTCTGGTGCGCCTGCGCTACCGCCGTCCCGAGGACGGCCTGCCGGTCGGGCTGCAATTGCAGTTGCTCGAACCGGAGCATCTGCCGGCCACGCTCAATCAGGAACTGCCGTCGGGCAACGTGATCCGCGCGGGCATCGAGTTCGACCGGCTTGGGCGGCGCGCGGCCTACCACCTGTACCGCTCGCATCCCGGTGACGGTTCGCTGGCTCCGATGTCCGGCACCGGCGGCTGGGTGGGCGGTCTCGACACCGTGCGTGTTCCGGCCAGCGAGATCGTCCACCTGTTTCGCCCGCTGCGTCCCGGCCAGATCCGGGGTGAACCGTGGCTCGCCCGCGCGCTGGTCAAGCTCAACGAACTCGACCAGTACGACGACGCCGAACTGGTGCGCAAGAAAACCGCCGCGATGTTCGCGGGCTTCATCACGCGCCTTTCGCCCGAGGACAACCTGATGGGCGAAGGGCTGCCGGATGCCAATGGCGCGGCAATGGCAGGACTGGAACCCGGCACGATGCAGATTCTGGAGCCGGGCGAGGATGTGAAATTCAGCCAGCCCGCCGACGTCGGCGCGAGCTACGCCGAATTCCTGCGGATGCAGTTTCGGGCGGTGGCCGCCGCGATGGGTATCACCTACGAGATGCTCACCGGCGATCTGACGCAGGTGAACTACTCGTCGATCCGCGCGGGTCTCTTGGAGTTTCGTCGGCGCTGCGAAGCCATCCAGCACAACGTGATCGTGCACCAACTGTGCCGCCCGATCTGGCGCGCGTGGATGGAACAGGCCGCGCTGGAAAGCGCGCTGGCATTGCCGCAGTTCAACCAGAACAAGCGCGACTACCTGTCGGCGCGCTGGATTCCGCAGGGCTGGCAGTGGGTCGATCCGAAGAAGGAGTTCGACGCGATGCTGACCGCCATTCGGGCGGGGCTGCTCTCGCGCTCGGAAGCCATCTCGGCCTTCGGCTACGACGCCGAGGACATCGACCGCGAAATCGCGGCTGACAACCAGCGTGCCGACGAACTCGGTCTGGTGTTCGATTCCGACCCGCGTCATGACAAACAACCCATTGCAGCGGTGGGCACGCAGCCCGTCGCACCACCGCAAGACCCACAGGACGATTGATATGCCTCTCATCCATCTGGCGTCGCGCCTCTACGGCACGCCACTGCTCATCGCGCGCCCCAAACTCGACGTGATCCTGTCGGTACTGGGTTCGCGCATCGGCCTGCACGATCTGGCGCTGCCCGATCTGGACATGGCGCTGCCTGCGCCACGCCAGTCAGTTCCCTCAGCGCAGACGGGCATCGCCGTGATCCCGGTGGTCGGTACGTTGGTCAAACGGGCGATGGGCATCGAGGCCGCGTCCGGCCTCATGTCCTACGACGAAATCGACGACCGGCTGGATGCCGCGCTGGCCGATCCGCAGATCGGCGGCATCCTGCTCGATCTGGACTCGCCCGGCGGCGAGGCCGGTGGCGTGTTCGAACTGGCGCAGCGCATCCGCGCCGCCAGCACCATCAAGCCGATCTGGGCGCACGCCAACGATGCCGCGTACTCGGCGGCCTATGCCATCGCGGCCGCCTGCCAGCGCCTGACGTTGTCGCAAACCGGCGGCGTCGGCTCGATTGGCGTGATCGCGTTGCACGTCGACCAGTCGGTGAAAGATGCCAAGGACGGCATTTCCTACACCGCCGTCTACGCCGGTGGCCACAAAAACGACTTCTCGCCACACGAGCCCTTGAGTCCGCAGGCCAGCACGGTGCTGCAAACCGAAGTGGATCGGCTCTACAACCTGTTCGTGAATCAGGTCGCCACGATGCGCGGTCTCGATGCAGACGCCGTGCGCGCCACCAAAGCCGCTCTGTTCCACGGCGATCAGGCGGTGGCGGCGGGCCTTGCCGATGCGGTGTTGCCGCTCGATCAGGTGCTCACCGAATTTGCCGAAGCGCTGGCATCGCAACGCCGCTTGGTACAGCCGGGGCTGGCGCGCGCCTCGCCGTCGAGCCTGCCATCCACAGCACTGACCCGAAACCGTTCATTCACCCTGGAGAACCCCATGACCGACCATGACCCGCAACACGACGACGCGCTCGATCCCATCGATCCCGCCTCGCAGGACGAGCCACAGCAACCCGCAAGCGATCCGCAACCGACGCCTGCCGCCAGCGCTGCGCTGGCCCAAGCGCGTGCCAGCGGTATCGGCCAGGCACAGGCCATTGCCGAACTCTGCCTGATCGCAGGTACACCGCAACGCACGGCGGAATTCCTCTCCGCTGGCCTGTCCGAAGCGCAGGTGCGCCGCGCCTTGCTCGACGCCCGTGCCGAGCAGCCCGAAATCGCCTCGCGCATCACTGCCGACGCCGGGACGTCGCTGCGCCCCGAGCACAGCCCGGTGGTGGCCGCCGCCAAGAAACTCGCCCACAAGGAGTAAGCCATGACTGCCATGACCCAGCCCAAGAACCTCGGTGACGTGCTCAAGTACGAAGCGCCGAATCTCTACTCGCGTGAAACCAACACCGTCGCCGCCGCGCAGAACCTCGCCCTCGGCACCGTGGTGGGCCGCGATACCGCCACGGCCAAGCTCAAGGCTTTCGATCCCGGTGCATCGGACGGCAGCGAAATCGCCATCGGTGTGCTCGGTAACGACGTGGACGCCACGCTGATCGACCGCGACGACGCGATCCTGATCGCCCGCCACGCCATCGTCGCGCGCGGCGCGCTCATCTGGCCGACCGGCATCACGCCCACGCAAAAGGCCTCCGCCGAAGCGCATCTGACCTTCCTCGGCGTGCTGGTACGCGACAGCGCCTGATCGCATTCCCTTCGTTTCACTCCCCCGATGACCCGCCGCTGGCGGGTTTCGTCATTTCTGGAGAACCCAAATGCAGAACCCCTTTGAAAATCCCGGCTTCTCGATGGCCAGCCTCACCGCCGCCATCAACCTCTTGCCCAACCGCTACGGGCGTCTGGAGCAACTCGACCTGTTTCCGGCGCGACCGGTGCGCACCCGGCAGATCATCGTCGAGGAGTTCGCCGGTCGGCTGAACCTCTTGCCGACCCGCGCGCCCGGTTCGCCCGGCACGGTCGGTGAGCGTGGCCAGCGCAAGCTGCGATCCTTCGTGATCCCGCACATCCCGCACGACGACGTGGTGCTGCCGGAAGAAGTGCAAGGCCTGCGCGCCTTCGGCTCGGAAACCGAGATGGAGGCCATCGGCGGCGTGATGGCGCGTCATCTGGAGACGATGCGCAACAAGCACGCCATCACCCTGGAGCACCTGCGCATGGGCGCGCTCAAGGGTGAAATCCTCGACGCCGACGGCAGCACGCTGGTCGATCTGTTCGACGAGTTCGACATCAGCGCGCAGAGCGTGCCCTTCGAGTTCTCCACCACCACCGACAACGGCCAGCTCAAAGGCGCCTGCCTGGAATTGCTGGGGCTGATGGAAGTGGGCCTTGCGGGCGAGTTCTCCACCGGCATCCATGTGCTGTGCTCGCCGGAGTTCTTCCGCGCACTGACCACCCATAAGGAGGTCAAGACCGCCTACCAGAACTGGCAGCAAGGCGCGGTGCTGATCAACGACATGCGCGCAGGCTTCAACTACAGCGGCATCACCTTCGAGGAGTACCGGGGTCAGGCGTCCTACGTGCAGGCCGACGGCACGCTGGGTACGCGCCGCTTCATCGCCGCCGGGGAAGCCCACGCCTTCCCGCTGGGCACGGTGGACACCTTCGCCACCTACTTTGCACCGGCGGACTTCAACGAAACGGTGAACACGCTGGGCCAGCCGCTGTACGCCAAGCAGGAGCCGCGCAAGTTCGACCGGGGCACCGATCTGCATACGCAATCGAACCCGCTGCCGATGTGCCACCGCCCCGGCGTGCTGATCAAGCTGACCTCGGCCTGATGGACGTCACGACGCTCTATGAGGCCGCGCGCAACGCCGGGCTGCTCACCGCCGTCACGGTGGCGGGCGGTCCGGTGGTGCATTGCGGCTTTCGTGCGCCGGATGAAACCGTGCTCGATGGTTTCGCGCTGTCACGCGACTACCAGCTCGATTACCCGGCGGCGTGGCTGACGCTGGCCGCTGGCGACACCGTCGAGATTGCGGGCGCGGCCTATCAGGTGCGCGACGTGCGCGCCATCGGCGACGGCTCCGAGCGTCGCGCTTCGCTATCCCAACTTTGAGGCGACCGTCATGAACTCTGTCCGCGAGCGCGTCTTGCGGGAAGTGGTCGCGCGCCTGTCATCCGCCATTGCACCGATCCCGGTGCTGCGCATGCCTGCCGTTCCGGTCACCCGCGAGGCCAGTCCCGCGCTGCTGCTGTTTGTCGACGGCGACAGCATCACCGCCCACGCCAACCACCTCGTCGACCGGCTGCTGATCGTCCGGCTCGCCGTGGTGGCGCGTGGAACGGATGCCTTCGACGTCGCCGACCGGGCGCTGGTGGCGGCGCACGCGGCCTTGCTGGCCGACCCGAATCTCTCCGGGCTGGCGATTGCCGTGCGCGAAATCGACTGCGAGTGGGACGTCGACGACGCCGATGCCGGAGCCGTCCTGCTGCCCGCCCGCTACGAAGTCCGCTACCGCACCCACGCTCTCGACCTCACCCAAACAGGATGAACTTTCCATGCACATCGAACTGATCAAACCGCACACCCACGCGGGCAAACGCCACGCCGTGGGCGACCGCCTTGAACTCAACGACGCCAGCGCCCGCTGGCTGATCGCGCAGGGCGCGGCCAAGGCTGCCACGCCTGCCGCTGATTCCAAACCCAATCGCCGCGATGCCACGTCCGGCGTTTCCACAACTGCGCCCACCCAAGGAGACTGACCATGGCTTACTTTTCTGGACAAGGCCGCGTCTACATCGGCGCGCGCGATGAACTCGGCAACCCGGCTGGATTGACTTTCGTCGGCAACGTGCCCGAGCTGAAGGTGTCGCTGTCGGTGGACACCATCGAGCACCAGGAAGCGCAGTCGGGCCAGCGCCTGACCGATCTGCAACTGATCAAGACCAAGAAAGGCGAGTTCGCCTGCACGCTGGAAGAACTGATCGCCACCAACTTGGCGCTCGCGCTCTACGGCACCACGACCAGCATCACGCCCGGCACGGTCACCGGCGAACTGCTGCCCAACCCGGTCACGCCCGGCAGCCTGTATCCGCTGGCGCTGCAAAACGTCTCTGCCGTGCAGGTGCAGGACTCGGATGCCAACCTGCTTCCTGACACCCAGTACAGCGTCAACGCCAAGCACGGCTCGCTGCTGATTCTGGATGCGACCACCGGCGGCCCGTACACCGAACCCTTCACGGTCGATTACGCCTACGGCGCGGCGCAGAGCACGGCGATGTTCACCCAGCCGCTGCCCGAGCGCTGGATTCGTTTCGAAGGCTTGAACACCGCCGACGGCAACCGCGAGGTGGTGATCGATCTGTATCGCGTGGCCATCAATCCGGCCAAGGAGCTGTCGATCATCACGGATGAACTGCTGAAGTTCGAGCTGTCGGGTCAGGTACTGGCTGACCTCACCAAGCCGGTCGGCGGCGATCTCGGCCAGTTCGGTCGTCTGGTGCTGCTGTGACGACACACGCGGAGATGGCGACGATGACCGACTTCCAAACCTTTCCGCCTGCGCCGGTGGTGGTGCAGCTTTCCTGCGGCGCGCTGGAATTGACGCCCGTGCGTCTGGGTGAGCTGCCGCGCCTCTTGACCGTGGTGCGGCCCTTTGCCGACGCCATCAGCGCCGAACCCGACTGGCTGGCCTTGCTGGCCGCCCACGGCAACGGCGTGCTGGAACTGCTCGCGCTTACCACCCGGCGCGAGCGGGCATGGATCGACGACCTGTCGCTGGACGACGCCGTGCAACTGGCCGCCGCCGTGTTCGAGGTGAATGCGGATTTTTTCGTGCACCGGGTGGTGCCGGGCATCGCCCGCTCGGCAGACCAACTGGCCCCGCTGATCCGCACGCTTGGGACCGCGCCGTCGCCCGCCTGATCCACGCCGGGCACGGCCTGCACGCCGTGCTCGGCTACAGCGTGCCGCAGGCCTTGGCCTTTCTGCGCATCGAAGGACAACTGGAGCGCCAGCGGCTGGCGCAACTCATCGGTGTGGTCGCCGTCGCCGCGCAGGGCGAAAAGCGTTCCATCGAACAACTGCAACGCGATCTTCTGAAGGAGTGATGCCATGCGCCTGACGCTCACCACCTCCGGCTTGCTCGATCCGCGCCAGTTGTCGGCGTGGAGTCTTGAGCGCCAGCGCGCCATCCGGATGGCGGTGGCCAAGGGGATGCAAGGCGGCGGGCGCGAGGTGCGCGAAGCGGCGCGTGCCGAGATGCGCCGCGCCTTCACGGTGAAGCGCGCGAGCTTTGCGTCGTCGATGAGCACCAAACTGTTCGACAAGAAGCCCAATGAGCTGCCCGCGCTGTGGGTGGGCAGCAAGATCCCGTGGCTGGGCATCCACCAGCGCGGCGGCATGGTCAGCGGCAATCTGCTGATTCCGCTCTTGCCGGGCCGCATTGGCCCCAAGCGCTTCAAGGCGGTGATCGACGGCCTGATGCGCTCGGGCAATGCCTTCTTCATCGAGAGAGACGGTCGCGTGCTCTTGATGGCAGAAAACATCGCCGAAAACAGTAGCCAGCTCGCTCGTTTCAAACGCGCCGAACGCGGCCGCACGGGCACCAAGCAGATCAAACGCGGGCAGGAAGTCCCGATAGCCGTGCTGGTCAAGCGCGTCGATCTCAAGCGCCGCCTCGATCTGGATGGCAGCGTGCAACGCGCACTGCCTGCGCTGGCGCGGGCGATTCGACAGGAACTGGACAAACTCTGATGGCCAACAACCGCGCGCAAATCCTCATCACCGCCGTCAACCAGACCCAGGCGGCCTTCAATGCCGTCAAGGGCGGGCTGTCGGGGCTGGCCTCGGCGGCACAAAGCGTCAACGGCGTGCTCGGCAACCTGGGACTGGCGGTGACGGCGGCGGGCATGGTCGCGCTGGTCAAGTCCAGCATCAATGCCGGGGACGAGCTTTCCAAGATGTCCCAGCGCGTGGGCATCAGCGTGGAAACGCTGTCGCTGTGGAACCCTGCTGCCCAACAGGCCGGAGTGTCGAGCGAAGCCTTCGAGAAGGGGCTGCGCAAGCTCTCCACGACGATGGTCGATGCCGCCACCGGTAGCGAGGATGCAGCGCGTACCTTCAAGACGGTGGGCGTCGAGTTCAAAAACCAGGACGGCACACTGCGCGGCACCGATGCCGTATTGCTCGATTTGGCCGAGCGCTTCAAAGCCATGCCCGATGGCGCGGAGAAATCAGCGCTGGCGGTGCAGATCTTCGGCAAGGCCGGAGCCGAGCTGATTCCGTTCCTGAATCAGGGGCGCGACGGCATCAACGAACTCACCGACGAGCTGCGCTCGCTCGGAATCGAGATGAGCGGCGAATCCGCCGCGCAGGCCGAGGTGTTCAACGATGCCCTGGACAAGGTGAAACTGGCCACCACCAGTATCGGCACGCAGGTGATGACCGCTTTTCTGCCCGCGCTCAACGAGATGGCGCTGGGCATGGTCGAGTCGGCCAAGGAAGGCGGCACGCTGCGGGCGATTCTGGATGGCGTGGTGCTGGTGCTCAAAACTCTGGCGCTGGGCGCGGCCACCGTCGGCAAGGCCTTCGTCGCCTTGGGCGAGGCTATCGGCGCGGGCGTGGCGGCGGCGGTCGAAGCCCTCAAGGGCAACACCGCCGGGGCCAAGGCCATCATCGCCGACCTCAAGGGCAGCTTGATCAAGCGCCTCGATGAACTGGCCGAGTTCCGTGACAGCCTGTTCGATCCCAAGCCCATCGAGGTCAAAGCCCCGCAGATTCAGGCCGATCCAACGCTGCTGGCGCGCATGGCGCGGCCCAAGCCAGCGCAGGACAGCTCGGGTGCGCAAACCGCGCTGCTGAAAGCACGGCTGGATGCGGAACTCGCCTTGCTCAAGGACAACCTGCAACGCGAGCAGACCGCGCTGGACGCGGCACTGGAAGATCGTCTGGTGTCGGTGCGCGACTACTACGCGCAGAAAACCGCGCTGGAGCAGCGCGAACTCGATGCCGAAATCGCGCGCAAACAGCAGGAATTGGCGCGCAGCCAACAGACGGCCACGGGCGGTAAATCAGAAAACGACCGCCTCAAGGCCCAAGCGGAGGTTGCCAAGACCGAAGCTGAACTGATCGTCCTCAACAACCGCCGCGCCGACATCGAGCAGGCCAACGCCCGCAAGGCTGCGCAGGCCGAGCGCGAACTGGCCGATGCCTTGGCGCAGGCGCGTGAGGAACTGGCGCAGATCACCGGCACGGCAACGGATGCCGACCGGCAGGCGGCGATTGCGCGCAGCTACCGCGATCTGCGGGCACGGCTGGCGGCGGAAAGCGATACCGACGGCGTGTCGCTGGTGGATCGGCTGATCGACGTGAAAGCAGCGCAGGCCAACCTCGCCGCGCTGGAAGCCCAATGGCGTCAAGTCACCGAGCGTCTGCGCAATGCGCAGGAGGCCATCGGCATCCAGCAGCAGGCCGGATTGCTGACCGAAGCGCAGGCGCGCCAGCAGATCGTGACGCTGCAACGGCAATCGGCCACCGAGATGGAGCGACTCTTGCCCGCGATGCAGCAGGCGGCGGTGGCCATCGGCCCGGATGCGGTGCTGCGCGTCGAAGCGTGGAAGAACGAGCTGGCGCGCACGCGTCTGGTCGTCGATGAAATGGCTCCGCTGTGGAACCGCATCGGTGAGAGTTTTGGCAGCGCACTGAACGGCATGATCACCGGCGCGCAGACCTGGCGCAGTGCGATGGCCAGCCTGTTCCAGCAAGTGGCCGACGCCTTCCTGCAACATATCGTGATCCAGCCCTTTCAGCAGTGGATCGCCATGCAGGCGCGAATGCTGGCGCTCAAGCTCGGCTTCATCCAGCAGGAACAAGTGGCCGATGCCGCCGCCAGCGCCACCACGCTCGCCCAGAAATCGGCCCAGACCACTGCGGAGGTGTCGATGGATGCCGCCAAGGCCGGTGCGGGTGCTGCGGCGTCGCAGGCCTCGATCCCCATCGTCGGCCCGGGGCTGGCGATTGCCGCGATGGTGGCGATGGTCGCCGCCGTGATGGCGCTCTTGGGCAAGGTGAAGAAGTTCGCCGCCGGTGGCTTGGTGTCGGGCGCGGGCACGGCGACCAGCGATTCGATTCCGGCGCGGCTGTCGGCAGGCGAATACGTGGTGCGCGCCGCCGCCGTGCGTCAGGTAGGCGTGGCGTTTCTGGATTCGCTCAACGGCCTGTCCATCGGGCCGCGCTTCAAAGGCGGCGAACTGGCCTTCGCGGTAGGCGGCCTCGTGCCGGAGGTGAAAGTGCCGTCTGCGCACCCGCAGATGAATCAGGCGGTGCGCATCGTCAACGCCATCGATCCCGGCGTCACCCACGATCACCTGCAAACACCGGCGGGCGAGCGGGTCATCGTCAACATCATCGGGCGCAACGCGCGGGCCATCCGCTCGGCGCTGCAGAACTGAAATCCGAGGAGCCACTCATGGCACTGCTATTCATCGACGGCTTCGACCACTACGACCCGCAAGCGCTGGACGACTACGGCCAACCGTGGCTGGCGCGCGGCAAGGCGGCCTACCTCTCGCCGCAGGCCACCCGCGAGCAGGGGCGGCGACCTTCATCGTTCGCGCTGCGCCTGCCCGAAGGCTCGGGCGGCGGTTACGTCAAGAATCTGGACGCCACCAAGACCAGCCTGATCGTGGGCGCATCCATCCGCGTCGTGGCCTATGAGAACACCTACACCGAGCCGCTGCTGTTGGGCGTGCGCGATGCCAACGCGCAGATCGCGCATCTGGTGAAGATCGGCGAGGACGGCAGGCTCAAGCTCTATCGCTGGCAGTATGGCTACGAGCAGCTGATCACCACCTCGGTCAGCACCGCCCCGGCGCGCGGCTGGCATTACGTCGAACTGCAGGTGACGCAAGGCACCAGCAATGGCGTGCTGTCGGTGCGTCTGAACGGCGTGCTCGCCATCCAGATGAGCGCGCAGAACACGATTCAGGGCGGCGGGCAGTTGCTCACCGCCTTCCTGGGTGCGATTCCGGGCCAGTATTGCCCGCTGACCATCGACGTCGACGACTTCTACATCGCCGACACCACCGGCACGATCAACAACACCTTCTTGGGCGACGTGCGCGTGGATGCCTTGCAGGCCAGTGGCGCGGGCAGCCTGAACCAGTGGACGGTGACACCCTCCGGCGTGAATGCTTGGGAGGCCGTCAGTGACGAGGATGAATCCACCTTCATCAGCGCACCCAGCGCCGGACTGCGCCAGTCCTTCGATGTCGAGCCGTTGCCGGTGATGGCCACGCCCGCGATCTTTGGCGTGCAGTTGACGATGCTCTCGCGCAAGACCGATGCGGGCTTGGGCAAGCTCAAAGGTCTGGTGGTCAGTGGTGCACAGACCGCTTCGAGCGCCGAGGTGATCCTGCAGGAACAGCAGGCATGGCAATGCGCGCTGTTCGAACGCAATCCGAACGGCAATGTGCAGTGGACGGAAAGCGCCTTCAATGCCGCCGAGTTCGGCGTGGAGTCGGCATGACAAAACGACAGGACTGGCGTTTTGCACAGCCGCAGGCTGCCCGTCAGGGTGCCGTACAGGGAGGTGAGGCATGACCGACCGGCGAGTTGCGGCGCACATCGCCGAAACCGGCAGCCAGCCCGCGCCGGGCTACGAAGTATCGCGTGTTCTTGGCGAAGTGCTGTCGCGTGCCGGTACAGGCAGCGCTGTCGCCACGTTCACGCCAGAAACCGCCAGCGCGCCGTGGCCGCCGGATCAGGCCGCGCACTGGCTGGTGGAAACGCTGGCGCGCCCCTGGCCGCCGCTGGTTGGGCCGGTGTTCGTGGTCGAGGTGCTGCGCCGGGACACGGCATCGAGCGCCATCGTCGCCACCGGCATGGAGGTGTTTGGCGATGCGCCGTGGCCGGAGGCCCAGCGCGGCATGTTCGCCTTCCGCCACGACTGGTCTGAAGCACTGGTCGAACGGCTGGAGTGGCAAACCAGCGTCACGCGGCTGGCCAGCGGCAATGAATCGCGGCAGGCGCGGCGCAAGGTGCCCCGGCGCTCGTTGAGCTACCACGTCGGCCACGCGCGGGCGACCGATGCGCTGGTCGCCGACTGGCTGGCCGATCATCTGGGCAAGGCGTCGTGGTGGCCGCTGCCGCAGTATGCGGTGCCGCTGACCGCCAGCGCCGAAGCCGGTGCCTTTGCGCTGGATGCGGCCGACGCGGACTGGCGTCACTTCGTGACGGCCAGCGCCGATCTGCGGTTGACGTGGAATGGCATCGAGAGCTGGAACGAGGCCGAGGTGTTCGCGCTGCTCATCGCCCCCGATGGCTGGCAGCAAGTGCGCCTGAACAGCGTCGACAGCGATGTGCTGTGGCTGGCCGAACCCTTGGCACGCGCCGCCGGAACGGGAAGCAGCGTGATGCCGCTGGTGTGGGGCCGCGCCGTCGATCCGGCGGATTTGACCCAGTGGGTGCCGGGCATGGTCGGCGGCACGGTGGTGGCGCAGGTCGAACCCGCGCCGCCACCCGATACCGGTCTGCTGGCAGACCCGTGGCTCGACGATCTGCCGGTCTGGCCCGATGGCAACTGGCGTGACGATCCGGCGGTTGCCGCGCAAGCCACGATTACACGGCAGGATTTTTCGCCTGCCGATCCGTGGCTGCGCCGTGACGATCCGTGGCCGACCACCACCTTCCAGCGCCGCTATCTGGCCAGCACGCCCGAGGACATCGCGATCTGGCGCGAGCGGCTGTGGCAAACCGAAGGCCGCTTGAACGCCTTCTGGCTGCCCGATGGCGTGGCTCCGATCTTGTGGGTGTGCTTCGAGGCCGATCCCGAGGACGGTTTTCTGCGGGTGGAGGGCCAAGACCTCTCCGCCTTCTGGCATCGTCCTGCCGCCTGCCTGATCGTGCATCCGGACTGTTATCAACAGTACGCGCTGACGGCGACCTGCCATCTGGATCAGGGCGGCGTACTGGTGCTGCGCTCCGGCCTCGACGATTGGGTGCCCGAAGGCAGCCGGGTGATTCGCCTTGCGCGCTGCCGCCTCGACCACGACGCCATCGACCTGTACTGGCACAGCCCGACGCTGCTGGAGATCGCGCTGACCGCGCGCCAGTTGCCCGAGCCACGCGGCAACGACCGAAAAACGTATGGAGAGTACGCCGTATGAGTAATCAACCGCTGATGGAAGTCGAGCTGTACGCCTTTTCCAGCAGCAACGCGCAGTTTTACCTGACCCCGCACGAATTCGATGTCGATCTCGACGGCACGCCGTACACCAGCCTGTCCATCGAACGCAACGAGCTGGCGCTGGGGGCCGAAGCGGCCAAATCGGCGCTGGAACTCAAGCTGCCGCCGAGCTGCGATCTGGTGCACCATCTGCTTGCTGCCTCGCTGACCGGCGACACCACCTCGGTCACTTTGCGCATCGGGCGGCGCGACACCTGGGGCGACTACTGGTGGCTGTCGGGCACGCGCTGGATAGGCCGGGTGCTGGGTGTGGAGATCGACGCCGATGCCGCCCGCATCCGCTGCGAATCCGCGCAGGTCAGTTTGAAGCGCATCGGCCTGCGCAGGCTCTACAGCCGAAAGTGTTCCCATGTGTTGTATTCCAGCGCTTGCGGCGCATCGCCGATCACCGGCAGCGCCTTCGTCCTCGACGTCTATGGCCGCAACGTGGAACTCGATGGCGGTGTGCCCGGCAGCGTCAGCGGCGGACTGGCCGGTGGCTGGCTGCAAACGCCCGATGGCGCGCGCCACATGATCATCAGCGACTACGGAAGCGGTGTGGAGCTGCTCTATCCGGTGTCCATCGAGCCCGGCGCGGAAGTGCTGCTGACCGTTGGCTGCGATCACAGCACGGCCACCTGCCAGTCGCGCTTCGACAACCTCGACAACTACGGCGGCTTTCCCGCCATCCCGAGCAAGAACCCGTTTTCGACGGGCGTGTTCTGAACCCCTTTTGAGGAATTGCCATGTGGTACCTCGTCGTCATCGTGGTGGCGGCGCTGGTGTCGGTCGCGCTCGCACCGAAACCGCCCGAACCCAAACCGGCATCGCTTTCCGACGTCGATGCACCCACCGCCGAAGAAGGCCGCCCGATCCCGGTCGTGTTCGGCACCGTGCTGCTGCGCGGAGCCAATGTGGTCTGGTACGGCGATCTGGTCGCCGACCCGATCCGCAAGAAAGGCGGCAAGAAATGAGCAGCGACGTGATCGTCACCATCGACGACGTGCGCGCCGTGGGTTTGTGCGTGAACGGTTCGCGTGCGTGGTTTGCACGGCACGCGCTGGATTTCCGCACCTTTCTGCGCGATGGGCTGGATGCGGAAACGCTGCTGGCCACGAATGACGCGATGGCCTTGCGCGTGGTCGAACACGCCCGCGCCCGATCTTCACAGGAGCACGGCTGATGGGCGGCAGCAGCAAGAAGCAAACCGTCGGCTACCGCTACCGCATGGGCCTGCATCTGGTGCTCTGCCAAGGGCCGGTCGATGCCGTGCAGGAAATCCAGATGGGCGAGCGCACCGCGTGGGGCGATGCCGACCGTGGCCCGCTGTCCAGCGGGCACGGCCTCACCAGTCTGGCGATCAACAAGCCGACGCTGTTTGGCGGCGACGAGCGCGAAGGCGGTGTGATCGGCACCATCGATGTACTGCCCGGCAACGCCAGTCAGGGACGCAACGACTACCTGATGGCGCGTCTCGGCAGCGCGATTCCGGCATTCCGGGGCGTGCTGTCGCTGGTGGCGCGGCAAATCCAGTTCGCCGCCAACAACCCCTACCTCAAGCCGTGGGCGGTGCGCGTGCGCCGCTTCACGGCGGGCTGGTTTGAAACGCCGTGGATGGAGTGGAACGCCGAGGTGCGCGTCTGGGATGACGACAGCGGCCAGGAGGTGAGCGTGGGCATGAACCCGGCGCACATTCTGGTGCAGTGCCTCACCGATCCACACTGGGGCATGGGCTATCCGCAGGACTGCATCGGCTGGAGTTTCTGGAACGCGGCGTGGGCGTTGTCGGACGAGGGCTTCGGCCTGAACCTGATCTGGACGCGCCAGCAGTCCATCGAGAGTTTCATCGGTCAGGTGATCGACCACATCGGCGGCATCCTCTACACCGATCCGGAGCAAGGCACGTTCGAGCTGAAACTGCTGCGCGACGACTACTGGATCGACAGCCTGCCGCAGTTGGGGCCGGACGAGATCGTGCGACTGGAGCGTTTCGAGCGTGCGCAGTGGGGCGAACTTCCGAACGAACTGAGCGTGGTCTACACCGACTGGCAAACCGGCGGCGACACCACCGTCACTGTGGAAAACCTCGCCGCCATCCAGTTGCAGGGCGGCGTGATCAACCAGCGCCGCAACTATCCGGGTGTGAACTATGGGCCGCTGGCCGCACGGCTGGCGCTGCGCGATCTGCGCGCCTTGGGGTCGCCGTTGGCGCGGATGAGCCTGACCGTAGCGCGCGACACCTTGGAACGCGCGCCGCTGCCGGGCGATGTGTTTCTGCTCAACTGGCCGCGTCTGGGCATCGACCAGATGGTGGCGCGCGTCACCAGCATCGACACCGGCACGTTGGGTGCAGCCGAATGGCGCATTGATGCGATGGAAGATGTATTTGGCCTCGACAGCGCTGTTCTGGCCCCGCCGCCACCCATCATCGACGAACCCACACTGGAGCCGCTGCCGCCCGCCCTGGTGCTGGCGGTGGAGATCCCGTATTGGGAACTGGCGCGCACCTTGTCGCGGGCCGAGCTGGATTACCTGACCGACACCGATGCGGCAGTGGGCGCGCTGGCGGCGGTGGGTGGTGCCGGGCAACTCAACTGGCAGCTCGCCACTGGCGCATCGGCGGGCGACATCGAGGCCATCGCCAGCGAGGACTATGCGCCGCTGCTCACGCTCGACGCGGCTTTGTCCGCCACCGAGGCCGATGCCATCGCGGTGTCGGTGACAGCGATCAGCCAACCGGAACGGCTGGCCGTGGGCAGCTACGCCTATCTGGTCGATGCCGCTGGCGAAATCCGCGAAGCCGTCGCCGTGCTGGCCTTCGATGCCGGTGCGGCCAGCATCGATCTGGCGCGCGGCGTGCTCGACACCACACCGCAGTCGCACGCAGGTGGCGCACGCCTGATCGGTGTCGGCGAATGGCTGGCTGCCGAAGGGGCGGAACGCGCACCGGGCGAATCCGTGTTCGTGGCCGCGATCCCACGCACCTCGACCGATCAGGGCGATCCGGAACTGGCCACCAATGGCCAGCCGCTGCTGCTCACCGGGCGGCAGGCCTTGCCGTATCCACCTGGGCGCATCCGCCTCAACGGTCAGATCGAGCCTGCCGTGGTGGCCGGTGATCTCGCCGTAGCGTGGGCGCACCGCGACCGCATCCAGCAGACCGCCTACCTCGTGCAACAAGACGAGGGCGACATCGGCCCGGAACCGGGCGTGACCTACACCGTGCGCATCCGTGATCGCAACGACGCGCTGGTGCATACGGCGCCCAGTATCGCGGGAACGGATTTCGTGTGGGACGTGGCCACCGCTGCCGCAGACGCCGGAGCGTTGGGCGACCGCGTCACCGTGGAAATCAGTGCCGAGCGCGACGGGCTGGAGAGCTGGCAGCCGCAGGTGCGCGTCATGGATCGCGCGGGCTACGGCCTGCGCTGGGGCCAGTATTGGGGAGGGCTTTGATGGAAACACCAATGGAAACACCAATAGAAGCACGCATCGATGTTCATCTGCTCACCCTGAACGAGCCTGCCGAATGGCGCGATGCCTGCATCGTCAGCCTCGACGGCGCACCGATCCAGTTGCACGTCGTGCCGGGCATTGCCGGGCGTATCGGCGAAGCCCGCGCCGCTGGCTACGCGCAGGGCAATCTGCCACTGGTGTCTTTCATCGATCCCGACGATCTGTACGAAGCCAGCGCCTTCACGCAACTGGCCGATGCGCTGGATGCCTGCCCGCAAGCGGTGATGGCCTACAGCGACGAAGTGCTGATGGACGAAGCCGGGAACGACATCGCCGTGCGGCGTCTGGCCTACAGCCGCTGGCAGCATGCCAACAGCGCCAGCCATGTGCACGGCCTGATCGTGATGCGTCGGTCTGCCGTGGAGGCCGCGCTCGCGGAAACCGCTGACCTCAACAACTTCGCCGACTGGCTGCTGACTTTGCTGATCGCCAAACGCGGCGGAGTGCTGCACCTGCCCATTGTCGGGCGGCGCTGGCGGCAGCACCCGAAACAAAGCCATCGCACAGGCGATCCGGAAGCCATCCGGCGCATCCGGCAAACCGCCCCTCTCTGGAGATAAGCATGTCATTGACCGATCCGAACCTTGGACTCACCTACGGCTGGACGCTCGGCGAGTCCGGCTGGGCCAGCGGCATGGACGCCAATCTGAAACGCCTCGGCGCGACAGTCGGCCTGTCCGTGAAAGACCGCGACCTGACCGCGCCACCGGCCAGCCCCGCCAACGGCGACCGCTACCTCATTCCCGCCGCCGCCACCGGTGTGTGGGCAGGCAAGACCAACCAGATCGCCGTGCGCATCGAGGGCGTGTGGGAATACCACGCACCCAAGGTCGGCTGGCTTTGCTACATCGAGGACGAGGCCAAGCTCAGTGCCTACAAATTCGCAGGCTGGAGCGCGGGCATCGCCATCTGATTTCCACTCACCCGCAACCACCCGAACCCGCCCACGAGGCGGGTTTTGCATTTCTGGAGACTGCTATGACCGAACCCGAACAACAACAGCCTGCGCTCGTCGAGAACATGCTTCTCCTGCGCCGCGAGGACTTTGACGAACTGCTCGACCGTGCCGCCGAGCGCGGTGCCGGACGTGTGCTGGCCCACCTCGGCCTCGAAAACGGCCACGCCGCCCGCGACATCCGCGAACTGCGTGATCTGCTGGAGGCATGGCGCGATGCCCGTCGCACCGCGTGGCAGACCACCGTGAAAGTCATCACCACTGGCCTCCTGGCCGCGCTGCTGGTGGGGGCCGCCATCAAGTTGAAGCTGATGGGAGGCCCGCAATGACCACCCGCAAACTCTGCCTGCTGGACGACTGGCACAAGATCGCACGACGCGCGTGGAGCATTCGTCTGTCCATCGTCGCAGCAATCTTCACGGCGGCGGAAGTGGTGATGCCGTTGTTTGGCGACGTGCTGCCGCGTGGCGTATTCGTGCTGCTGGCCTTCAGCGCCAGCATCGGCGCGGCCATCGCCCGTCTGGTGGCGCAGCCGGAGATGCACCGATGATCCGCCCGCCAACATCACCCACTGCGCGACGCGCCGTGGCCGCGCTGACGCTGTCCGCCGCCGCACTGGTCGGCATCGTGCTGCATGAGGGCTACACCGACCGCGCAGTGATTCCGGTCAAGGGCGACGTGCCGACCATCGGCTTCGGCACGACTTCGGGTGTGAAGATCGGCGACACCACCACGCCGCCGAAGGCACTAGCTCGGGCGCTCACCGACGTGCAGCAGTTCGAGGGTGCTCTCAAGCAATGCGTGACTGTCCCGCTGGCACAGCACGAGTACGACACCTATGTGTCTTTCGCCTACAACGTCGGCAGCCGCGCGTTCTGCCAGTCCACGCTGGTGCGGAAACTCAACACCGAGGACTACGCCGGTGCCTGCGCCGAACTGCTGCGTTGGCGCTTCTTCCAGGGCAAGGACTGCGCGCTGCCCGTCAATGCGCGGCTGTGCGGTGGCCTCGCTACACGGCGTCAGGCCGAGTACCGCCAGTGCCTCGGGGAGAGCACGCCATGACGCTGATCCCTTGGCCGTACCGCCTGCTGGCCTTGGCGTTGCTCGCCGCCGCGCTGATCGGTTTCGGCTGGATCAAAGGGGCCGGGCACGTTCAGGCGCAGTGGGACGCATCCGTCCAGCAGCAAGCCCTGCAAACATCGGCCACGCGCCAGCGTCAGGCGCAAGCCACCATCAAGGTCGTCACCGAGTACGTCGACCGCGTCCGCGTCGTCCGCGAAAAGGGCGACACCATCATCAAGGAGGTTCCTGTCTATGTGCCCGTTCAAGCCGATGTTGCTTGCACTATCAACCGTGGCTTTGTGCGCCTGCACGACGCTGCCGCCGCAGGTGAACTGCCCGAGCCCGCCGGAGCTGCTGATGCGGCCGCCGCAGGCCTTGCGCTCTCTGCCGTCGCCGAAACCGTCGCAGGCAACTACCAGACCTGCCACGAAAACGCCGAGCAACTGAGGGCGTTGCAGACGTGGGTCAGGGAGATGACTGCCACCGCGAGGTGACAAATCGGTGGGGGTAGACCATCGAGCCTGAACTGCGGAGCGGGGTCTATAGCGACGGGAAGGTGCTGCCGGGCCTCGTTGCGCGGTGTGAGGCCGAAGTGCCCCTGATCCTGCAATCCACTGCTGGTTGATGACCAATTTAGGCACAGAAAGCATATTTAGACTAAACTATTCTTCAAGTGCATCATCTGGACGGGCAAGATCGTGGCATTCGAAAGCGTTGAAGAACTCATCAAGGCGGCGCGAAATGGGCGCAGCCAGAAGGAATTCGCCGAATTGCTAGGCGTGGATCAGTCGATGGTGAGCAAGTACGAGCGCGGCAAAGCCAACCCGCAACTCCACATCATCAACCGCTGTATGCGTCTGGTGCATACCGCCGAGGGCGAGACGGCTCCGTCGGCGGAACAGCTCGCCGACCGCGTGCGCGAATCCCTGGCCGACCCGAAGTTGGGTCAAGTGCGCTCGGCGCTGTCCCGTTTGGTGGACGCCTTCGCGTCCGAAAACGCGCAAACCCGCTCGTCGGGCACTGCGCCGTAATGACATAGGAGGCCGTATGGCGACTCAATCAACCATCGAATGGACGGAGCAAACTTGGAATCCGACCACCGGCTGCACCAAGGTTTCTCCGGGCTGCAAGCACTGCTATGCCGAAGTGATGGCGCGGCGACTGCACGCGATGGGAGCGCCCGGCTACGAAAACGAGTTCAAACTCACCGTGCATGAGAACCGGCTGGAGCAGCCGTTGAAACGCAAGAAGCCGACCACGTACTTCGTCAATAGCATGAGCGACCTGTTTCACGAGGCCGTGCCGGACAAGTTCCTCGACCGCGTGTTCTCGATCATTGAGGCCACACCGCACCATACCTATCAAATCCTCACCAAGCGCGCCGAACGCCTGCCGGAGTATTTCGCGCGGCGTGCCTGCCCACAGAACGTGTGGTTGGGCGTGTCGGTGGAGGACAAGAAGTACGGTGTGCCGCGCATCGACCACCTGCGCAAGGTAGACGCGCACATCCGTTTCCTTTCGGTCGAGCCGTTGCTGGAAGACTTGGGCCGCATCAACCTGCGCGACATCCACTGGGTGATCGTCGGCGGCGAATCAGGCCACAAGGCCCGACCCATGCGCGAGGAGTGGGTGGCGAACGTGCAGGTACAGGCCGAAGCCGCTGGATCGGCATTCTTCTTCAAGCAGTGGGGAGGTTGGGGCGCAGACGGCGTCAAGCGCCACAAGAAGGCGAACGGCCGCATTTTCCGTGGTCGCACATGGGACGACTACCCGGAAGCCGTGGCACAACCCTAGAAATTGAACGCGCCTTGGCCTTCGACGTTGGAGGCTGTGGCCCAGAACTTGTGCGGTAGCGAATGCTTGGCCGCCATCAGCAACCAGTACAGTGGCTGGTTATTGCTGCCCGTGAGCAAGCGCATGTCGGTGGAAGGCCACACGCCAAGGCCTGCAACCTTGTCGCGCCAGAACTGGAAGATCTGCTTTCGGAGTTCCTGCTGGCCCTGAGCGATGGACACCTTCTCGCGCCAACCGGGCGCAAAGATATCGAACGGCGAATTCTCCGTTGTGGCATAGCTCACGACGTTGCGCTGCAAGTCCATCTGACTGATGTGAACCAGCATGTCGATGCGCTTGAGCGTTGACAGGGCAACGATGATGTCGAAGTTCAGTGCAGCCAAATCGAAGGGGTCGAGGAACGCGAAGTTCAGGCCATAGGCGTTGAGCTTGCCGATGACGGCTTTTGCTGCATCGACTGCGACGCCATCGACTTCGACCACGGGCGCACCCAAGTTGCGCAGGCGGGTCGCAGCGGATTGTCGCCGCTGGGCATCGAGGTCACCGATGAAGACCTGTGAGAACGGCGCGCTGCCTTCCTGACTCTTCTTCCATGCGGCGACGACACCGCCGTCAATCCATTCGTTCGTATCCCGCACCTTGCATCGACCCGGCCCGCAGAACAGATCGATGTAGGTCGCCCCCGCCTTGCCGGGGCCGAGATACTTCGCGCGGGTGCTGCGCGAAATGTCGATGTAGCGGCACAGGTAGTCGTGCTTCTCCTTGGCCCAGACGCCCACTTCCTCAGCAGGCAGTCCATCATCCCCATTGATCAGCTTTCCCAT